ACTAAAAGCAGAATTACGCAAAGAAATTTCACGCATTGTAGATCTAATGATTCAAGGTGAAGCAATTAGAGAGTCTATTAATGAACTTAAAAAAGATATTAAATCAGAATATGATATTCCTGTAGCGACTATTACTAAAATTGCTACCATTGTTCGTAAAGAAAATATGGATGAAGAACAAGAAAAATGGGAAGAAATTAAAGAGTATGTAGAAGCGTGCATGTAAATGTCTAGAATAATGGTCACAGGCGACTCGTGGTCAGCAGGGGAGTGGGATCCGACTCTCACTCCCGAAGAAACCAGAGCTTTTGCTGAAAAATATTCTATGTCCAGATATTTACGAGATTTAGGACATGAAGTAGCGCATGCTGCTAATCCTGGTTGGGGTGATTTTGTGTCTTTAAGTTGTTTAATGAGTCATGAAGTAGGATTTGATTTTGTTGTATATGTTAAAACTTGTGCTACGCGAGACTTTAAACATTTAACTCCAGAACATCATAGAGCATACACTACTACTGATTTATTTGAAAAAATTAACTTAGTAAAAGAATTAGAATATAACGTACTAGATAGATATAAACATAAGTTAATTCTACTAGGCGGTATAGAAAAAATTGAACCTGACTTTAATTGTTATCTCAAGATTCCTAGTATTACTGAATTTTTCTATCCTGATTTTGTAGATACCACTATTTTTGGAGACTATACCCACTTTGAAAAATATTCAGACAATGATAAAAGAGGTGCAATGAAACTTTGGGAACTTTGGGAGCGTAAACACAACTTTTGGAAAGAACATCCAGAACATTTTGCTTCTGCTACCGACCAAGTTCACCCTAATAGAAAAGCAACTAAAGCTCTAGCTGAGTTTATTCATAATCATATTAGCTAGTTTTCTATGACTAGAGGCTCCTGCATGAGAATTGTCAGGGGCCATATCTTTATGTTTTTCTAAATCTAAATGGAAATCTATATAATCATCTGTTAATTCTTCTAACAATGGTTGTAAATGCGGAAAACAACAATGATGAATCATAGGTATATTAGCTCTTTGTGCTAATAGTATTTGTTTAGCTACTGCACCGCTCCAGAGACGTTGTACTAATTCTACTTCAGAAAAATACAACATACCAGCTGCATGCCATGCAGCTTTATGTTCTTTAGTGTTTCTAGTATTACTTAATATTTGTTCAGATAGAATCCAGTTTCTATAATACTTTTCATTTTTTAATATATGATTAGCTATTAAAAATCCTTGCTGTATTTCATTTCTAGCATCCCAAACTTCCCATCTATATTCACTGGTATGTCCGACTATAATCAAATTAGGTTTTAACTTGACAGCTTGTTCAATTTGTGTTGTAATAAGATATTCAGACGCACCACTTTGCGCTAGATTCTTAATATCCGCATTTAATAAATATGGATAGGCTTGAGTTTGTTTCTCAAGACCTTCTCCTTGTGTAAAACTATCTCCACAGGTAATAATGAACATAAACAATGAAATCTTTGTAGTAGGAAACTCTTGGTCAATACCAAGTGATGAAGCACCTATTCCAGCTTTTACTCAACTAGGTTTACATAATCGTTATGAAGAGGCAGGAATAACATTAGATGCTCAAGCTAATTATATCATAGAGAATGATCTTGTCAATCGTTTTAAAGTAATTTGGTTAATAGGACATCATCACAGAGCAGATCCTAGAGCTAATGGAGAGTATTTACTACCCTATGGTTGGGGATTAGGCGATATTTGGGGTAAATTAACACAGGACATATGGTTTAAAAAAATTACACGTATGGCTTGGTATAATAGAACAAATGCACTATTTGTAAAAGCTGTACTAGGCATAGCTAATCCAGATAATTTAATGTTGATTCCTATTTATAGACCTAATATGATAGAACAACCTATGATAAAAGATCATCCCTGTGTATGGGAATATTATTTAAGAGATTTAGCTAAAGATTATGCAGATGGCAGAGGTCATATAAATCAACATGGCCATAATCATTTTGCTATTAGATTAGCTTCGGAGGTACAGGAAAGATGGCAGATTACATTGCAGAAGAGTGGAGAGACGCAATTGAGATCGGATTTTCTGAGACGATAGCTAAAAAAGCTGATAAAATTGTAAAATATTGTATGAGTAACTATATAAAGCATGCTCATCAATGGAAATGTGATTTTGCAGGTAAATCAGCTATACTTTTAAAGCCTGGTGAGGGTTATGAGTGGCATTTTGATAATTTAGATTTTGCAGAAAAAAGACTCACCACTTCTAGACCTGGACGTTTTTGGACTCATATGGTTTATCTAACAGAAGGAAAACCTTTTGAGCTAGGTAGTTGGAATCCAGAAGGTGCTAGAGTATTAGAAACAGATTTTTCTGCTCCTGAACCTGACAATATAATAGCAAGAATATATCCTAAACCAGGAAAAACAGTGCTATTTCCTTGTTTTATGGTTCATAGAATACAGCCTATAGTAGATAACTACAGATGGGCATTTGTAGACTTTGTAGATACGCCTGACTATTCTACTAAAACCAAGGCAGATTTAACCTCAATATTTAAAAGGTACTTTGATGAACATACTAGGAGTAAGCTGCTATCACCACGATAGTGCAGCGGCAAGTATAAAAGATAATAGAATCGTGGGAGCATCCCATGAAGAACGTTTTTCTCGTAATAAATATGATAATAATTTTCCAATACATACTATTGATTGGTTAAAAAATGCTTATGATGACTTTGATTATGCTGTTTTTTATGAAGAAACTACATATAAAAGATTTAAAAGAGATATTAAAAAAGTAACTAAAGCAAAACCTGTGCTAGTAGACCATCATGAATCGCATGCTATGAGTTCAATTATTACTACTGATTGGGAAGAATGTGCAGTTATGGTAATAGATACTGTAGGAAATAAATTTTCTACTTCTCTAGGCGTATACTCTAATGGTAAATTTACTTGGCTAAAACGTATGCGATATCCTAATTCACTAGGATTATTTTATAGTGCTGCTACTCGTTTTTTAGGATTACAACCATTATCTGATGAATCTCAAGTTATGGCTGCAGCAGCTTATGGCACTCCTAAATGGTCTAAGTATATCAGAGATAATATTTTACATTATGACTATGAAGCTAACTATACAGTTTTACACGATCTAGAGCGGGGTGCAGGGTATGGAGTTTTAGACTGGGATATAGCTGCATCTGTTCAAAATGTTACACAGACAATTATTGCTAATATGGCTAGTTGGTTACAGCAAGAAACAGGTATGACTAAACTTGCATATGCTGGAGGAGTTGCGCTAAATTGTGTAGCTAACACTAATATTTTAAAATGGACTAACTTTGATGATATAGCAATTCAACCAGCTGCTGGTGATGCTGGTTGTGCATTGGGTGCGGCTGCTTTACTTGAGCGTCCTATACATTTTACTCCTTATTTAGGAGTTAATGCTACTAGGCAGTTAACATCTCAACAATATGCAGATGCTATACTTCAAGGAAAAATAGTTGCAGTTATTGAAGGGCAAGCTGAGTTTGGACCTAGAGCATTGGGAAATCGTAGTTTGCTATGTTTGCCAACTGATGATAATATTAAAAAACTAAATAAAATTAAGAATAGAGCAGAAGATTCTTGGAGACCTTATGCTCCTATATGCCAAAAAGAAACAGCTGATAAGTGGTTTCATGTAACTAAAGCCTGTCCCTACATGTTACATATAGCTAAGATTAAATCAGGAGCATTTAACACTTATGATAATTCAGCTAGGCTACAAGTAGTATCACAAGACTCTAATATATTTTTGTGGCGTATTTTAGAACTACTTAGGTATAGCGGTCACGCTGTTTTAATAAATACAAGTTTAAATGCTAAAGGAAAACCTATTGTCAACACTTTGGACGACCTCAAAGAAATTCAACTACACAACGAGTTGTGCTACTGACACACTACCTACAGGTAGAACATACCATACTCCAGATGGATCTTATCCTAGTATTACTACTATATTAGGTAAGACTTCTGATCAAACATGGTTATTAAAATGGAAAGAACGTGTAGGAGAAGAAGAGGCTGCTCGTGTATCTAAGATAGCTACTGATAGAGGAACTTTAGTACATGAGTATGCTGAACGACATTTTAATGGCGAAGATATATGGGATAAATTATATAAAGAAGCTGTAGATGTTATTCAAATGAGTCGTGATTTGATTCGTGCTACTGAAAAAGGCGTAGAAGAGATTTGGGGGCAAGAACAAGTTTTATGGTCTAACAAATATAAATATGCGGGCAGAACTGATATGGTAGGTATTTGGCGTGGAAAACCTACTATTATAGATTTTAAAACATCAAAGAAAAAGAAAAGTAATAAACAAGTTACTGATTATTATATTCAGGGTTGTGCATACGCTATAGCACATAATGAAATGTATGGTACTGGTATAAAAGACGTAGCTATTGTTATGACTATAGATAATGCCGACCCTATTATTTTTGAACAAAGTGCTGTTCCTTTTCTGCCATTATTAAAAAATAGGAGAATGTCTTTTGACAAACTGCAAGCAGATTCCTCTACCTAAAATAGGTAAACAGGACTTACAAAAGATTATATCATTTTTTACTATGGGACATCATTTATTTGATGAAAGATATGGTCATCATGCTTGGAAATCTTTTGATATTATAACAAAAGGTAATACCTCTCCTATGATACGTCATTTTCCAAATATCGTAAAATGGTTAACTACGTGTACTAAACATACTGCTGTAAGAGATATAGAACATTTATATTTATCTATTCTTATGCCTAGAAATCAAATACCTTGGCATGTAGATCAGACTCAAACAGATATTTATGCTAATAGTATTATAACTTCTATATCTACTGCTAATAGTTTTATAGAGTTTGAAAATGATAAACAATACCGTTATAGAGAAGGATATAGTTATTTAATTAAGAGTGGTGTAAAACACCGCATAATGAATTTAAGCGATAACTATAGAGTTACGCTGTGTTTAACACCTAAGGAGAATCCCTATGCTGAAGTGGATTAAAGATAAATATGATGATTGGAAATTTGAAAAAGAGTTTCAAGAAAGAAAAAAAGAAATAATGAAAGTTGATCCTTTTATTTATAATATACCAGATACAAATGAAATTAATATAGGCGGTATCGTAAAAAATGACGACTCGCAGAATTAGAAAAGAATTACGAACATTCTTTGAGGAAAAAGAATTATCAGTTAAAGAAACACATTTTATACTAGGATGTTTAAAAGCACAACAAAAACATCCACAACTAACATCTAGACAGTGGCAAATTGTGTGCGAAATAGAACAAAGATATAAAAATGACGTATAAAAACATAGTTGATCACTATGAAAATTGCTATAAACAGCATGGAGATTCTCATCTGGGTGTTGACTGGCCAGACAAGGCAGATGCTGATACTAGATATAGAATTATGACTGAGGGTGTAGAGTATTGTGGTGGAGACTCTATATTAGACTTTGGTTGCGGATTAGCACACTATTATGAGTATTTAGTAAAACAAGATAAAAATTATTATTATGAAGGCTTAGAGTTATCAAAACCTATGTTTGATAGATGTATTCAAAAACATCCTTTGACTACTTTTTATAATACTGATATTCTACAGGAAGAGTGGACATTAC